AAAAGAATATATTAGAAGCGCAGGAAGTGTTACGATTGTAAGGGTTCTTGGATTAGACGGATATAATATCTCAAATCAGGTATTTTTATATGCTTCCGGTTCAACAACTTTCTCTTCAAATTCTGCGGCAACAGCAGGAACCGACAAACACTTATTAGGTTTATTACATGCCACAGCTGATGACGATGACCAGCAATGTACTTCAGTTGTTTATGGTACACAAGGAGGAGACCACGCTGCAAATAAATTAGTTTTATTCACTACTGCATCAGGTTTATTATCTGAATATGAAGATGGAAAGACTGTATTACAAATTACAAGTTCTGGCGATGAAAGATTTGCCTTTGTAGCAGTAGATACTCCAATACCAGGTAATGATATAAACACAGGTGCAGGTTCTAACTCTAGAATATTCTTCTTATCTGAATCTGTAACAGGTACTGGTGGAGATTATGGAGAGTACGCTAATAATTTAGTAGCCGCTGTAAATACACAAATGACTACGCTAGGACTAATAGGTTCAGCAGGAACAGCAGCAGTTACAGCTGTATCTGCATCTGGAAACGGTTTCCAAATAGAATTCACAGCATCTTCTACAGGAACAACTGGTAACTCAATAGCAGCAGCTAGTGGTTCATCTATAGCTTCAGTATTTACTGGAGGTGTTAATGCTACAGGAAGTGGTGATTTAAGTAACGCACTAACAGGAAACGGAGTAGCTACATTTACATGGCATTCTGCAGTAGCTGCAACTTGGTCATTTGATAAGTCTAATGCAAATTATTTTGAAGACCAATTACCTGTAGAACCTGGTTCACTTATACCGGGTGTTGAAACAGGAATAGAGACATACATAAAGTCTTTCTATGTTTACTCATTATTTAACTCGCAGTCTTACGGATCTGACCCAGATAATAAAGGTGGTGGATATGGCTTTACAAGAGCTTCTCACTCATTCCAAGATGTAGACTTTAATGGAGCTTCTTCTGCAGCTAGTACAGGAACTAATAGTGCTACTTCAGGTAAATCATACAGTGCGGCATCTACTCCTTGGGTAGTTTCACAAACTGTAGGAGGTAATACAAATGAACCATTATTCAAGTTCCATACATTATCTCATGGTAATAGTACAAACATGCACTGCAAAGTTAGTATAGTAGCTATAAAAGCAGCGGGTAGTGTAAGTGGTCAAGATTATGGAAGCTTTACAGTTACTGTTAGAAAATTTGATGACACTGATACTAAAGTTGTTGCTTTAGAATCATATGCAAACTGTAACTTAGACCCTAATTCACCAAACTATATAGCAAGACGTATTGGTGATAGATTTAAGTCTTACCAAGATATAGGCACAGATAGTAAACTAATAGTAAATGGTGATTATGAAAACTTATCTAAGTATATTAGAGTAGAGGTTGATGAAAGAGTAAGAAATGGAATATTCTCTCCAGGTCTTATACCATTCGGACACGAAGCTTATTTATCTCCATTCTACAACACTGCAGAGTATGGTGCATATCCAGCAGCTGCATTAGTAACGTCTAGAAGTTTAACTACAGATACTAAGACATACTTTGGTTTCAACTTTGATGAAGACATACTAAATAATGGAATGGGATATTACCTTGCTCCATTAAGTGATAACGCGAACAAAGGATACAATCAAACATTTAAGCTTGAAAGTTGTTTCCATAATACAGCGCTTGTAACCACAGGTTCTGCATTGAACGCAAAGAGATTCTCACTAGCTTTCCAAGGAGGATATGATGGTGTTAACCCAGCTACTCCAGTTAATATTGGAAAAGACCTTTCTTCAGGTAACTCGTTTGGATTTAGCTTTGCTAGTACAGCAACAAGTGGATATACTGCATATAAAAAGGCAATAGATACAATATCTAATCCTGATGAAATCGATATTAACTTAATCGTTATGCCAGGTATACTATCTCAGAACGCTTCTAACATAGTTCAAAAAGCTATAGACGTTTGTGAAGATAGAGGTGATTGCTTCTTTATATTTGACGGTGTTAATTCTCTTAACGGAGACGCTGTATCTGCAGCAGTTGCACAAGCAGGAAACTATGACACTAATTATGCGGCAACTTATTACCCTTGGGTAAAAATACTTGACGCAACAGTTAACAGATTCATATTTGTACCACCATCAGTTGTAGTACCTGGAGTAATATCATTCAATGATAGAGTTGCATTCCCTTGGTTTGCTCCTGCAGGTCTAAACAGAGGAAGTTTAGGAACAGTTAATGATGTGTATACAAGATTAACTCATAGCGAAAGAGATGATTTATATGAAGGAAAGGTTAATCCTATAGCGGTATTCCCAGGAGTTGGAGTTTGCGTATGGGGTCAAAAGACTTTACAAACTAAACCATCTGCATTAGATAGAATTAACGTAAGAAGACTACTGATAAAACTTAAGAAATTTATCGCTTCTTCTACAAAATATCTTGTGTTCGAGCAAAATACAACAGCAACAAGAAATAGATTCTTAAATATTGTTAACCCTTACTTAGAGACAGTACAACAGCAACAAGGTCTTTTTGCCTTCAAAGTTGTAATGGACGAGACAAACAATACACCAGACGTAGTTGATAGAAACCAAATGAAAGGTGAAATATTCTTACAGCCTGCAAAAGCTGCAGAATTCATTATCATTGACTTCAACATTATGAGAACTGGTGCATCATTTGAAGAATAAGATAATAAAAATTAGAGTAGACGATATTTATATATAAGAGGAGAAAATTAAATGGCAAATCTAGTAGACCCAAGTGAAATAATGTTCACGGCCTTTGAGCCAAAACAACAAAATAGATTTATATTCTATATAGATGGCATACCTGCATATCTTATTAAGACTGCAGCTAGACCAAAGGTAGTGACTGAAGAGGTTGAACTTCAACATATAAATGTTTCAAGATATGTGAAAGGTAAAACTACTTGGGACCCAATTGATATAGTACTTTATGACCCAATTGTACCATCAGGAGCACAAGCTGTTATGGAATGGGTAAGACTACACCACGAATCAGTAACAGGTAGAGATGGTTATGCAGACTTCTATAAGAAAGATATAACTATTAACGTTCTTGGACCTGTAGGAGATAAAGTTGAAGAGTGGACAGGTAAAGGCGCTATGATTACAAATGCTGATTTTGGTGCAATAGACTGGACACAAACTGCAGCTGTTAATGAAATCACTGTATCTATTCGTTGTGATTACTGGATATTACAATACTAATTAAGAATTATATAATAATTAAAAATGACCCTTTCTAAACGTTAGGGTCTTTTTTTGCACATTTTTTGCGGCAAATATATATTTATATACGTTATATATTAAAAACAACAATAGGAGAGAAGTTATGGCAAACTCAAAAGTAGTAGACCCTGATTACCCAGGGGGAGAAAGACTTTCAAACGAAGAATTAAAACAAAAAGTTATCAGTGAAACACCTGTAGAGCAGACAACAAAAAAGGCTCAGGAATATAAGTTTCCAGTAGAGACTATAGAATTACCATCTAAAGGATTATTGTATCCAGCAGGATCTGGTTTAGCAGCAGGTAAAGTTGATGTAAAATACATGACTGCCAAAGAGGAAGACATTCTTACTTCTCAAAACCTTATTAAAAATGGTACTGTTATTGATAGACTGTTGCGTTCTTTGATTGTGACTCCTATAAACTACAATGACTTATTGGTTGGTGACAAAAATGCAATTATGGTTGCTGCAAGAATACTTGCCTATGGAAAAGAATACAAGGTAGAGTTAACTGACCCTAATTCAGGTGAAAAACAGGAAGAGGTTGTAGACTTAACATTGTTTGACTATAAAGAATTTAGTGGAGAAGGAATAACACAGGGAGAAAACAGGTTCTCATTCAAATTGCCAGCTTCTAAAAGAACTATTGAGTTTAGATTATTATGCCATGGAGATGAACAATCGGTACAAGATGAACTAAAAAGACAAAAGAAATCTTTTAAGGGTGGTTTCGCAGGAGTTAAACCTGAACTAAGTACAAGGTTAAGAAAAATGATACTATCTGTAGATGGAGAGAATGACCCTATAAAAATAAGAAACTTTGTTGAAAACGAGTTCCTATCTAGAGATTCACTGGCATTTAGAGAGCACATAGAAAAAATATCACCAGATATAGACCTTACTTATAGATACTATAGTGAATCAACCGGCGATGAAAATGAAATAACATTGCCGATGTCCGTACAGTTTTTTTGGCCTAGGGCCTGAATACAGGCCCATACTGCACCAGATGCTATTTGATATGGCATACCACTCACAAGGGGGTTTCTCCTGGTCAGACTTATACGATATGCCTATTGCCTTGAGAAGATTCTACTGGGATAAATTGCTAGATGCTAAAAAGAAAGAAAAAGAAGAAATGGATAAAGTAAACTCAGCATCAAAAAGACCTAGAAGAAGATAAAAAGCATGCCTCTTTGATATTTATATATGAAATAATATCAAAGGAGAATGTACATGACCAATGAAGAAAATGTTCGCAAGGCTGTTCGAAAAGAAATCAAGCAAACTATAAAAGAAGATAACATTGCAGTTGACTTAGTAAACTGGCTGACCAAAAAAATGGGTATAGCTATAGAGAAGCGTGCGATGAAAAAGTTGGCAAAAGACAAGGTTTTACAGGGTGCTCTAAAAAAGATGCATGATAGATTAGAAAAGTACGACTACACAGACAACCTAGATAGAATAAGAAAAATAAGCGGATATTAAAAAGTATAGTATATGGCTAGAGACCCAAAAAAAGACCAACAGTACTATGACAATATAGTAAAGGCTCAAAAAGAGCAGGCTGCCCTTTTGCAAAAAATCGAGGGTCTCGAAAAACAAATAACCAAGCATAAGAAAGAAAATAAAATATTTACAGAAGCCATTGGTGATAGAGACCAAACTGCTAAAATAACTGCTGATGCAAAATTAGCTGCAGAGGCTGGCAGATTAGATGTTGCTAAATCACTGAACAGCTTGGCAGGTATAGAAGCAGGAATGATGCAGGAAATCATGGAAGGTTCTATAGATTTAACAGCCTTATATGGCGATCAAGAAGAATTACTTAAGAATATAAATGATGAACATGCAGCAGAAATAGCTGCAATGGAAGAGGCTGGGGCAGGATATGAAGATATTGTCGCAAAGCTATTAGAACAAAAAGATTTTCAAGAAGAAATAAAAGACCTAATGCAGGAACAGGTCGATAAGGCCATTGAACTCAATGAAGAGATGGACCAGCAACTTATTACTGGT